TTTGTCTACCCAGATCCAGCAGGCAGTGCTCGTAAGACATCATCGGGTGGACAGACTGATCATACTATCCTAGCCAATGCCGGAATGATAGTCAAAGCACCACGCAGACACAATGCAGTTAAAGATCGTATTAACAGTTACAATGCAAGACTATGCTCCAGCGATGGCATTAGGCACTTGTTCATTGATCCAAAATGTCGACACACTATTGAATCACTAGAGAAGTTTAGTTACAAAGAAGGAACACAAACACCAGACAAAGGTAAGTTTGACCACATGTTTGATGCCGCTAGTTATTGTGTTGACTTCTTATTCCCATTAGTTAAAGAAAGAATTGAAGACCCATATGCCGCTAGCACTTGGGGACACGCACTAGCATAATGCTAAATATACATTGCACCATATAGGAAAAACATATGAATAACCTACAAGAATTATACCTACAGGTAACCAGTACTAATCAAGACTATAATGATAATAGTCGTCGTTGGAGATTCCTATTAGAATCTTATATGGGTGGTGAAGAATACCGTCAAGGCGCACACCTTAACCGTTACCAATTAGAAACAGACCGTGAATACAATGCTCGACTAATGACAACTCCCCTAGACAATCACTGCCGTAGTGTAATCAATGTCTATAACAGTTTCTTATTCCGTGAAGAGCCAGACAGAGACTACGGCAGTATCGAATATGATCCAGCACTTAAAGACTACTTAGAAGATGCTGACTTAGAAGGTCGCGACCTAGATTCAGTAATGAAAGAAGTCTCAACCTGGGCTAGTGTATTCGGACATTGCTTTGTGATAATGAGCAAACCTAACATTGGAGCACTTACTCGCGCAGATGAACTAGCCGAAGGTGTTCGCCCATACATTAGTCTTATAACTCCTCTAACAGTTTATGATTGGACTTATCAGCGTGCGGCTAATGGTCGTTATAGCTTGACCTACTTCAAGTATGTAGAAGATGTCAATGATCAAATCTCTACAATTATAGAATGGCACACAGATCGTATAGTTAAAACTACCACTGACCGTAAGGCTAAGAAAGTTTTAAGCCAAGAAGAAGCTGTTAATGAATTAGGTCAGATCCCAGTGGTGATTGCCTACAATAGTCGTAGCCCAGTTCGTGGATTGGGTATGAGCGACATCAATGACATCGCTGATCAACAAAAAGCCATATACAATGAACTAAGTGAAATCGAACAGTCAATTAGACTAGACAGTCATCCAAGCCTGGTAACTGTAGAAGGCACTAAGATTGGTTCAGGTGCCGGTGCTATTATCTATATGGATGCCTCAATTGATCCAGGACTTAAACCATATACCCTAGCTAACTCGGGTGCTGATATCTCCAGCATCTATACATCAATACAAAATCGTATTAACTCAATCGACAAGATGGCCAACACTGGTGGTGTTCGTGCTACTGAATCACGCAACATGAGTGGCGTGGCTATGGAAACAGAATTCCAATTACTTAATGCTCGACTAGCAGAAAAAGCCGACAACTTAGAACTAGCAGAAGAACAGTTATGGCAGTTATGGGCCTTGTATCAAGGTTACACATGGGATGGCGAAGTTGAGTATCCAGGTAGCTTCAATATTCGTGACACTGCCAGTGAAATCGAACAATTGGTCAAAGCTAAATCAGCCGCAACTGATCCGCGTGTATTGGCTTTAATAGACCATGAGCTAGTAGAGTTCTTAGGTGAGGATAGTACTTTAGTATTAGGCACCAGCGAATACTTACCAGCAGAACAATTACCCGCAACAGAACCATTTGAACCACACACCATGTGTGACCCAGTTACTGGTATTGAATACATTGCCCGCACTGAAGAAGAACATCTAGCCTACATGGCTTTAGGTTATGTACATAAAGAGGAGAGTTACTAACATGGCATACGGTCGAAAGAAATCAGGTGGTAAGAAGCCACCAAAGAAATACTAGGATCACAGGATGAATCAACTCAAACAATTATTAAAAACATTAGTATCTCGATTAACTCAACCATGGGTTAAATCAGTACCCCCTGTGACTAAGGCTCGTCGTAAAGTTAAAGGTAATAAAACTCTGTAGGTTTAGTTCTTAACCAGCATTTCATAATACCTACTGTAATATTATAGTGTTGAATTGCTAATCTTCTACTATTGAATATACCGACTGGAGTTTGGATTTTTTTAGAATTAGACTTAACAGCATTAAATCTTGCTAGATTTTGAACAGCATTAGATATTTTTATTCCTCTGCCATTAGACCATAGATCAGCAGCATTTTGTTGTATAGTAGTACAGTATATATTAGTAAGCGAATAAGGCCCTAGGTCACCATAACGACACATACATAATGTGTTAGCTGACCTAGAGGATTGTTGTAACGCTTTATCAACACCATTAGATAACCACCAGTTATACCATTCATCGAATGTAAGTTGAAATAGTATGTTACGCCTTTTAGCAGCACTTCGCTGACCATAATACGAGTTTTTGGCTTTGTTCATAGTGAATATTTATATGGACTAAATAACAATTGTAACTGATTGATAACCATTTGTCAATCTTAAAATAAAGGTTACTCTAACCATAAGGAGGCGTGGACCACAATGACCACACAAGAACCATTGGCAGCAAATGAAACACCAGTAGCTACTGACACTACAGCAAATCAAGAAAGTCAGGCACCAGCAGCAAGAATGTATACGGAGGAGGAGTTTAATAATCACTTAGCCGGGTTAAAAGCCAGCTTAACTAAAAAATTATTAAAACCCTACGAAGAGTTAGGCGATGTTAATGAACTTCGTCAATTGAAAGAAGCAGCCACTAAGCGAGCTCAAGAAGAGCAATTGAAGCGTGGTGAATTCGAAACAATACTACAAGACCTTGCTAGCAAAAAAGATAGTGAAATCCAAAAGCGTGATAGAGTAATTGAAACTTTTAAAGTGGAGCAACCTCTACTACAGGCCGCAAGCGAATTCCGCAGTGTGAATCCTGAACAAGTTCAACGCTTATTACGCAACAGTGTCAGACTAAATGCTGAAGGTGAAGTTGAAGTATTAGATGATAAAGGTCAAGTAAGATACACCGATAAAGGTACTGCACTTCAAGTGAAAGACCTAGTTAAAGAATTCCTTACTACTAATCCTCATTTTGTACAACCAACACCTAGTACTACTAATAGTAGTCATAGCGTTAACTCTAGCAACAGACCTTTGGATATTACTAAATTAGATATGAGTAACCCAGAAGACCGTAAAGTTTATGCGGAATACCGCAAGGCTAATGGAATTCGATAATATAAAATTTAACTAATCTTAAGGAGATTATAATATGTCAGCATCAACAACCACAAGTTTGAACGATCTATTACCTAGTATCGTTCAAGAAGCTCTTTTCGTAGCATCAGAGCGTTCAATCATGCGCGGTCTAGTAAAGAACTATACTTTACCAGCACAATCAGGCAAAACAGTAACAGTGCCTATCTATCCATTACAAACAGCGGCTTCATTAAACGAAGGCACTGAGGCTAGCCCAGCAGCTGTATCAACAAGCTCAGCAGTATTGACTGTAGCTGAAGTTGGTCTAGCTACACAAGTAACTGACTTGGCACGCATCAGTTCAGCTACTAATGTAGTTGCTGATATCGGTCGTTTATTCGGTGAAGCAATTGCTCGTAAAATGGACTTAGACTTAACAGCAAAATTTGCTGAATTCACTACTAATGTAGTTGGTTCTGCTAACATTGCTGCTATCTCAGGTGCTATCACAGCAGCTGATGTATTCAAAGCTGTAGCTAAATTGCGTCAGTCTGGTGTTCCATCAAACGATATCGTTTGTGTATTGAGCCCATCAGTTGCTTATGACTTGAAAGCTAACTTAACAAACACATTTGCTAACTCTAACCCTAACGCAGTTTCTAACCAAGCTATGTTAGAGGGTTATGTTGGTCAATTGGCTGGTGTAACAGTTTATGAAACAGCTAACTTGGCTAACAACGGCACAGTTGGTGACTATGTAGGCGGTGTATTCCACCGTGATGCATTAGGTCTAGCATTAATGCAAGACATCACAATCGAAACACAACGCAACGCATTATTGCGCGGTGATGATTTGATTGCCACAGCTATCTATGGTGTTGGTACACTTTATGAAGGCTACGGTGTTGCAATGAGTTTTGACTCATCAGTTCTTAATTAATATAGGGAAAAGGTTATGGCATTCATTAGATCAGGTACTACAATCCTCAGCTTTGCTGAGTATCAAGATGTTGTTCTTATGGATCAACGGCTATTCGACGAGAATGAAGGCCTAACCGACGAAGTTGTCGAAGATATATTAATTCGTAGCACTGAGCGAATTTTAACACAATTAAAAACTAGCAAATGGTACAGAGAACTAGCACTTTCAATGGGTGCTAGTGCTCTTACTATTCCACCAGTATCAGCTGTAAAGATTACTAGTCGTACCAACGACTTCACTGATCTAGCTGTTTACTATGGTTTGTATGAATACATTCTACCAAAGATAGCTGACTTTGGTTCAGAAGATAATGCCGAGCGTGTGAAGATAGAAGTTTATCGTAACAAGTACTCGAAATTATTTGACGAACTATTAGCCGACGGATCATGGTATGATTATGATGCAGATGGCACGGTTGAATTGAGTGAATTTCGTCCTGTACCTACTAACTATCAGAGAATACGCTAATGAGAGCAGATCTTATCGCATATTTGAAGACACAGAGTTTAGGCACAGTCTCAGTAGCCACTGAATTACCTTACGGTAAAGATGGCGAACCATTATATCTAAAGAACTTCAAAAAAATCTATATTGACCGTGAACAAACAACACAGGAACCTTTGTTTAATACATTAAATGGTAGTAGCTTAGTAAATCAAACAACTCAAGTTACTGCTTATCTAACAGTAGATGCAAAGACTAGCCTAATAAATTACGATACCATTGTCAACATCATGTCAGCTGCACGAAATTCAGTTAGCCCTAGTAGCAAACTTGATCGAACTGTAGCAGTGGCCAAAAGCTACGAAGGTGATGCATTGGTAACTGAGTTCACATTTGAATTCAGACAACTTATAACAACATAAAAGGAAAACACTATGTCATACATTTATCCAGCACCGGGTAATACAGATGCACAGGTAATTCTTAAAGTTACTAACACAGGTGGTAATCTAGCTAACGCATCAGCTACTATCACAGTGCCAGGACTTCAAGATGTTACTTTAAATGCAGCCAACGATGTATTCACTTGGACACAATTAGATGCAGCTTCTAAGAAACAAATCGCTACTACAGCGACCAACAGTTTGGGAATGAACTTAGTTCTAGATCAAACAATTTTCTTTGGTAGCAATGCAACCGCAATTAGTACTTCAGTAGCACCAGAAAAAGGTATCTTTGGTCTAAGCAACTTCAAAAATAAAATTGACTTTAGCTTATATCTAGGCGATACAGATTCAGGCGCAGCTGGCAAAACTATTACAGGCTCAGGCTATGTAACTGGTCTAGCACCAACAGTATCAGCAGACAGCCCAGTATGGGTATCACCAATTACTATTACAGTAGACGGTGACTACGACGTAGCTTAATTAGCTACTCAAAACAACGACAGGAGCTTAGGCTCCTGTTTTTGTATGTATAAATAACAATGTAAGGAGATAGACAGATGTCAGAGTTTTTTCAGGACAAAACAGATAAAGAGCTATTAGAGAGCTTGCTCGCAGAAGTCGCAAAAGCAACCAATGAGTTGCGATGTGGTGAACGCGATATCAAAAAGGCCAATGGCCGACTTCAATTTGCTGTAATGGCAATAAACGAAATGATTAATAGACCAGGAGATTAACAGATGAAATTAACACAATTAGCAAGTAAACCCCAATTAGTAAAAGTAGAAATCAAAGATGACGAAACACTAGCCATTTATGGTGAGCCAGTAGAGTTTTATGTCTATGACCGTCAACCAATGGATGTTTTTGTTAAACTAGCCACACTTGATTATACAAATTTTGGTAGTTTAACTGATATTGTTAAAGAATTAGTATTAGATGAGGACGGTAAACCAATTGTTCGCGGTGATAATGTATTACCAACAGATGTCTTAATGAAGGCTATCAACCTGGTGATCGAAACTGTGGGAAAGTCCGTATCACCGACTACGACACCACAGACAGTAGCTTCCAAATGATACTTAGTCTAGACTTTGTTAGCCAAAGATATGGAGTATTGCCTAGTCAATTACTCAGATCAGGCGACAGTCTAGATTTAATCATAGCAGACGCCGCACAAGGTTACCGTAACAAGCAGCAAGAAGCTGCTAACAAAGGTGAAAAACTAACTAATAGTTCGCACAATCTATCTGAACAACAAATGAAAGATATGATCGAGCGGGCTAAAAATAAGGCGGTAAAACTATGATAGTCGTTGATCGTATTACACCAAGTTTAAATAAGATACAAAGAGAGTTATCGAATCTAGTCAGTGAAGCATATCAAGTATTTAAAGATAACACTCCTGTGCGTAGTGGTAATGCCCGCAAAAAAACTCGCTTAAAAGGTGATACAATACTTGCGGCTTATCCATATGCTCGTAAATTAGATGGTGGATGGAGTAGACAAAATCCTGATGGGATGGTCAAACCTACAGCCAAATTTATTGAACAACGATTAAGAAAAATTCTAAGGAAATAGGCCATGGCTGATTTAAATTATGATGTAAGGGTCAATACCCAACAGGCACTAGCTAGTTTACAAAGACTTGAATCTCAAGTAGGTAGACTTAGTGGTAACATGGAAAAAGTCAGCAGATCCTCTGCGGTATTTGCTAATAGCTTTCGTGCCTTAGGTGCCACTGTAGCCGGTATTGGTATTGGTCGTTTTGTTGATGACATACAAAACATGCAGAACAAACTCTTATTGGCAACTAGTAGTCAAGAAGAATTTAACAAAAGTTTAGGCTATGTTAAGGCCATTGCTGATCAAACAGGTCAAAGTCTAGCAGCCACAGGTGCTCTATATGCTAAAGTAGCGGCCAATGCTGAGAAGCTGGGTTATACACAAGAACAAGTGGCCACAGTAACTTCATCATTTGCTCTAGCACTTAAAGCATCAGGCGCCAGCGCAGAAGGTTCAGCAAGTTCAATCTACCAATTTAGTCAAATTCTAGCCAAAGGCAAAGTTAATGGTGATGAATTTACCACCATTATGGAGAACTTAGGCGGTCCTGTAATGGATCTAGTAGCTAGCAAACTTGGTGTTACTACTGGTCAACTATTTAAAATGAAAGAAGAAGGCAAGCTAACGGCTGCCATGTTCAGTGATGCTCTTATACAGAGTTTTGATGAATTAAATGCTATGAGTGGTAGATTAGGTCCTACAATTGGACAGGCATTTACTAAGATTGGCAACAGCTTCAGTACATTCCTAATGAATTTAGAGAAGTCAACTGGCATCTTTACTACCATTGCTAATGCTATGACATTCTTAGCTAATAATACCAAAGGAGTTGGTGTTGCACTAGCTGTAGTAGCAGGTGCCTGGGCAGGAGTTAAAATTGCGGCATGGGGTGGCTATCTACTTACTGCCGCCGCCGGCGCAATAACTTTTACTAAAACTCTTAGAAATTTAGGTATTGCCGCCGCAGTCGCAGAAGCTATTGCCACAGGTGGTCTAAGTGCTATTGCTACATTGACCTTAGGTCTAGCAGGCGCGGTGGCCGTAGGCACTGCCGCTGGCTTAATGTTTGATAAATTACAAGAAGGCACAAATGATTTCAATGTTGATCTAACCAAAGTTGGTGCTACTGCTAAAGAACAATTAGGTAATGGTGTTCGTGCTGAAACTGCCCTAACAGTTCAAGAAATGAAAAAATTGCGTGATGAAACCAACGCAATTGTTACCAGTGTAGCTAGAACTATAGGTAGTTACAAAGATGCCAATGAAGAAAAAATTAAAGGTTTAAACTTTGATCGTGAAAGTTTAACCATGACTACGGCACAAAAAGATGCCAAAGCCAACCAATTAGAAGCAGAGCGTGCTTACACAGCAGAGATGACTCGTCTCAAACAACAGTATGCTGAAATATCAAATACTGGTAGTGAAAATGAAAAGAAACAATTGCCATTAGTAGCACAGGCAATGACTACATTGACTCAGAAATATCAAGAACACCGCAAAGAAATTGCCGCAGTTACATCAGAATTAGCACTTGAGCAGGCTCAACGCAGTTTAAATTTATATTCAATTAGTGAACAGATTCGTTCGCAGAATGAACTCTTTAAGATTCAGGATGACACAGCTAAATTGACTATGACTGAGATAGAGCAGAAATACTATGACATAGATGTAGCCGCCCGTCAATCAGCTAAGACTGCTATAGAAGCTGAAATGGCTCGTAGAAATGTTTCAGAATTAGGTCCTGGTGAAGCAGAAGCCTATTACGCGGCAGCTATTAAAGGTAGTGATAAACTTAAAGCCGCAACTAAAGCAAACTTTGAGGCTAGTCGTAGTTGGTCAACTGGGTGGAAACGAGCATTTAATGACTATGTGGCCAATGCTACTAATGCCGCAGCGCAAGCACAAAATATATTTTCTAAAGCCACTAAAGGTATGGAAGATATGATTGTAAACTTTGCCAAGACTGGTAAGTTCGAATGGAAATCATTTGTGTCAATGATGTTAGAAGAATTATTGCGCAGTCAAATACAACAGGTATTTGCACAGATGATGGGCAATATGAGCAATTCAATGTCAGGAGTTACTGGTGCTGCAGGTGGTGGCAATATCATAGGTAACCTATTAGGCAGTGTAGGTAGTATGTTTGGTAGTGGCAATAATCTAATGCCAGGTGAACGCGGTGGCATTCCTTCAGGTAGCAATGTATTTGGTGACTTATTAGGTGGCATTGGGTCAGGTATTACTTCAGTGTTCTCAGGCATAGGTGATTTATTTGGTGGCTTCTTTGCCAATGGTGGTAACTTAGGTGCTGGTCGTTGGGGCATCGCCGGGGAAGCTGGTCCAGAGTTAATATCAGGTCCAGCTACAGTAACACCTATGGGCGGTGGCGGAGTTACTAATGTCACGTACAACATTACGGCTACCGACGCAATGAGTTTCAAACAATTAGTGGCACAAGATCCAGGCTTCATTCATGCTGTGGTAATGCAGGGAGCTCGATCAATGCCAGGAACAAGGAGATAAGATATGTCATTCCAATGGATATTTGATAACGCAGAAACAATTAGTGTAAACAGTCGTCCAACTGTATTACAAACAATCACAAGAAACAATACAGTGCGTGCTACTAACCTAGGTGGCGCTATTAATCGATACACAGTAAAGTTACCTGATGGTATTCCTTACAGTCAGATATCGGCTAACATTGCCGCGGCACAGACCTTAGGTGAACATACTTCTGGTAATGTAACAGTGCGATTAGATGGCACAGTATATGATACAGGCAATGTTATCTGTACAAGTTTTCCTAACTGGACATTATTCGGTTCAGCCAACATTAATCAAGTAAGCTGGGATGGCGCATTTGAATTCTATGAGGTAACATAATGGCTATAGTAGACCTAAGCAGTTATTCCAGCATCTATGCCGCATTATTTGTGCGCATGGACATACCTAACTACGAAATACTTAGATACAGCACACACTTTGCCGCTTACACAGTTACAGAAAGTGATGGCACTTCACACAGTTACACAAACTTAGGTACACTAGTAGGTGTCACAGACAATACCTTTGGTATTAGAACTAATCCAGAAGAGATTACCATTACCATATCAGGCGTGCCATTGACCAATGTTAGCATGGTGTTAGCTGAATCGATTAAAGGCAGTCGAGTAGAAGTACGCCGTCAGTTCTTTACTGGCAATAACTATACAGCTATCAACACTCCAATAGTCAAGTTTAAGGGAATAGTAAATAACTATAGTGTCGTAGAAGGTTGGCCTGAATCAGGAACTGTAGGCACTTGTACAATTGGCTTTCAATGTAGTACCTTAATAGATTTATTAGAAAAGAAAGTAGCCGGGCGCAGAACAAATCCTATGGATCAGAAGACATACTTCCCCAGCGATTTAGCTATGGATCGTGTACCCACACTAGCAGGTAGTAGCTTCAACTTCGGTGCACCAAAATAAGGATTAATAGATGTCATTCATAGATAGCATTGTAGATGTAGGCAAGAGTGTGTGGAATTCAGTAACTGGATCAGGTCTAGGTGGTACTCTAGTCAGTACTTTATTAACTGGCTATGCTCTCAATCAGGTAAGCAAATCTGTTGGCAAATCAAGTAATACATCAGCAACACAAAGTCAAACAGCACAGGTAGAAACTGGTAATAAGATTACCTTAAGTCCTACCAGTGAGAATAGAATACCTGTGGTCTATGGTGGTGCTATCTTAGCCGGTATTATTACAGATGCAAAGATGTCAGCAGATAATCAGAAGATGACCTACTGCTTAACTATTAGTGAAGTAACTGGTACTAAAATATCAGACGGCTTAGCCAGTGAATTCTTATTCGAAGATGTCTATGCCAATGGCAATCGAATTGTGTTTAAGAATGATGGTGTCACAGCCAATTATATGATAGACCCAGATGGCAATGTAGATAAAAGTATTGACGGATTAATTAAAGTTTATCTATACAAGAATGGCAGTGGTAGCCCAGCTATACTTGATAACTATACCGCAGGTAGTTTAGTATCGGCATATTCAATTATGCCAGGCTGGACTACAAGTCACAGTATGAACAGTCTTGTATTTGCCATAGTCGAAATAACCTACAATAAAACAAAGAATGTTACAGCATTACCTAATATAACATTTGCCATACAAAACTCAATGACTATGCCTGGTGATTGTTTATGGGATTACATGACCAACACACGCTATGGCGCAGGTATTCCAGCTTCGGAGATTAAAGATGCATAGTTTAGCTCAATTGAATAGTTATAGTTTAACTTCATTGGAATATACCGATGATAGACCAATTGGTATTACATATACTACTGCTAGTGCTGTTAATAAAAGTATTACCATTGATGAATCACAAACACATTCAGCACAATTAGGTACAGACATTAAAGAATTTATTAATGTAGGATCAGCTAATGTTATCTATAGAATTGATGTTAGTAATTTAGCTAATGCCACAGTCTCCTGGGGTAGTTTACCCACAGGAATAACATCAAATGTTGCCGCAGGTGTTTATAATATAATAGGACTTAATACTGTTAAAAATTGGAATCTTATTAAATCTCCTACTATTACTTTACCTACAGTAGATTATAGCGGGGTATGGACTTATACTAGTTCAATTTACCTAAATGGAAATGTTAGTCGAGCTTGGACAACTACAGTTACCGTAAATGATGTTCCGGAGATTAGCACTCCTACACCATTTTATTATACAAATAGCACAACTAGTAAAATATTATATGCTCCGCAAATATTAGACACGACTGGCACTAGTTATTCTATTGTATGTACTCCAAGCAATGTTGCTATAGTTAGTAATTTAACCAGTACCGGCACAGGCGGCACTATTTCGAGTAATGTTACTACAAAAGCATTAACAATATCAGGTACACGAACACAGGTTAATAGTCATTTAAGTAATTTAAGTTTAACATCAACCGGTTTAGATATTGATTGGACTTTAAATTATAGTCTTACTAACAATCCTAGTGGATTTGTTAGCAATATTAGTCAACAGATTTTAAATAATTCTACAGCAATATTAGATAGAGGTGCACCTAGTTACTATAGTGAAGATATTACTTCTGTTGTGGCTACTACACCAACTATAACAGATATCTACAATGCCAATGTTAGTCAACAATATCAAATGGTAGTTAATCCAACTATTACATCATCTGTGGCTAATTTAACAACAAGTGGAACAACTGCAAATATTAGTTGGAATAATACAAGTAAATCATTAACTATTATCGGCACTAAAACACAAGTAAATGGTGCTTTGGGTAATTTAACACTAACTCCGGCTATAGATTATGTTTCTAATTTCTATTTAAATTATAATTTAACAACAGCAGGAAATACTTATATTAGAAGTCAATTATTAATTATTGATCAAACTAATGAAGAGATTAGCAATATTGCTGTATCTCGTTCATTTGTACAAAATACACCTGATTATTTGTTTACTAGTTCAATTCCTCAGATAATAGAATCTCCTAGTGGTAATCCTATTTACACATTAAATTTTAGTAGTGATGCGGGTGAATTTGGATTAAGTGATGCAGATATAAATTATAATTACAGTTTTTCTGGAACTAAATCAGAATGTAACGCATTTTTTAGTCAGCTTAAATTTTATCCTGATCGAGACTTATATGGTTCACAATCATTTACATATAAACAATATAGAACTGGGGTATTACAATTAACTCAATTAGTGTCAATGAATGGCACTATAAGAACTACACCATTACCCGATCAAGGAATTTATACTATTACAGAATCGACTTATTTGACTCCTACAGTTACACAATCTAAATATTTGAATATAAAACTTACACTTGTAGGTGGCGGTGGCGGCTCAGGTTGGGGTACTTGGGCTTATGTTAATGGTGGTGGCGGTGGATTCATGCGAGAAGTTACTATAGAAAATTATTTGTTAACTCCAAATCAATCATATGAGATAATTGTTGGTTTAGGTGGCGTTGGCGGAAATAAACCAGGATCAGCACCGGCAGCTATTATAGGTGGCGTTGGCGGCACAACTTCTGCATTTGGGTTTTCAGCTGCTGGCGGAAATACAGGGACATACGGAAATTCTGGATATAATGATACTGTTTATGTTAGAGGTGCCGGAGGTACTTATCCAGCTAATCAGACATATCGACATGTTGGTGGTGGAGGAGCCGGAGCAGGCGGAAATGGATCTGACAGAGAAGTTGGCCCACCATTAGTACCACCTGATCCAATATTATTATTAGGTAGTAGAGCTGGCGCAGGCGGTCCTGGTAGGGCTTCATTTATAAATGGTATTGTATATGGTGGCGGTGGCGGTGGTAATGAAGGAGACAATTATATATCTCCAGGAAATGGTGGTACTGGCGGTGGCGGCCGTGGATATGTTGGCACTTACACTAACTTTAACCGAGCAGGCACTCCGGGAACAAATGGTCTTGGTGGTGGCGCCGGTGGTCTACAATGGATTGGTTATAATGGCGGTAGCGGCATAGTTATTATTGAATTTTATAGGTAAACAGATATGGCAACTACAGAATATACATACAGGATTAATGGCACCTTAAACACCAGTGATGGTGTTCTAGCCAACATGGAGAAACTGGCAAACTCCGCCGCAAGTTGGATCAGTTTTGACATGTTTACCGGCAAATGGGATGTCGTGATCAACAAGGCTGAATCGGTTAGTGCCGCATTTGACGACAGCAATATTATTGGCAGTATTCAACTGAATATACTTGGTCTTAAAGACATGTATAACTCAGTAGAAGTACAGTTTCCGCACAGTGACCTAAACGGCCAAAAAGACTATATTCGTATTAGTATTCCCGCTGAAGACAGACTGCCGGGCGAGCCAGATAATAATCTAACTATTAACTATGACCTACTTAGTGATCCAGTGCAGGCACAGTTTCTTGGTTTGGTAGAACTAAAACAATCAAGACTAGACAAGACTATTGTGTTCCGCGCAGACTACAGCAAAATTAATATCCCAGCTGGCGCAGTTATCTCAGTTACTAACACAACATTCGGTTGGACAGCAAAAGAATTTCGCATTGTCACAGTAAAAGAAATATCTGATGGCGATGCCCTACACACAGAAATTACTGCCATCGAGTATGATGCTAATACCTACTCAACTGATGACTTATATAGATACATCCGTAGCAATGCCACAGGTATTATAACATTTGGTGCTATTGGGCAACCAGATGCTCCACAGGTAACTAAATTTGAAGGTGTTAGTCGTCCGGGCATTCTTATTGAAGCTGATGTACCTGGTGGATTAGTCAATGGTATGGAGTATTGGTTAACCCGCGATACAACTATCGGCAGTGATGAGAATAGAAACTATAATTTAATCGGCACCATATATGGCACTGGCGGTGAAAACCTAACTCAAGGCGATACTGTAGAATTAAATTATGACACACTCGACACTGGTAACTTATATGTTAAGGTTAGAGGTATCAATGGTGACATTACGGGTCCATACAGCACACCTAGTGGATTAATCAATTTTAATGCTAAACAGGTAACCGATGCTATTGGTGCTAACACCGCAGTTAATAATTCTGCAGGTAGTTCTATTACTGGCCTATTAGGGACAAATGCTTTACTATGGTTACTAAATCAATTGATGTCGGGTAATA